ATTGTTACAATACCAGAACCAAAACAAGAGTACGATGTAAGTAATCAAAGACAAATACTTGAAGCATTAGATACTTTAAAAAACCAACTTAATTTTTCTTTTCAAACTGATTTTAAAAACGAGCAAGATGCGTTTAATTTTTTCTTATCATGACTATTCAATATAAAAACCAAGGTTTTACTTTAGCAAATACTGATGAAACATCTGTGTTAACTGCGCCAACAGACGCACGTTTACTTATTAAACAAATACAAGCAGTCAACATACACAGTAGTGCAGTCACTTTGACCACAAAACTAACAGATACTTCTGCATCAGCTACGCATGTTATTGGTAATCAAGACATTGCTGCCACAAGCACGACCGATATTATTACCAATACGTTAGTATTAGAAGAAGGCGATATATTAAAAATGACTGCAGAAACAGCTGCAAAACTGTCTGGAGTAATCTCCTACGCTCAATTAGACAGATCACAAGAAAATGGTTAAAATGTCGCCATGATAATTATTACAAAAGATTGCGAATCTATAGTAAAGATTACAAATAAAAAGTCCGGTCTTGAGTATGAATCCGAGGAACAAGCTCAAGAAGATATTAACGATCCAAGCACTTCTACTAAAGAAGATGACATACAGCGAGATGTTACTATTATAGTTCCAAAGCTTGACTTGTTTGGGGAGACGAATGATTGAGCCTAAAGGTGGCACAGAACTACAATTAGAGTTTTTGCAAAAGTATGTTGACAAAAATCTTTTAGATAAATTTCAAATTTGTACATCAATACCTGGTAAAATACCAATAGACAAAAACAAAATAAATATTCTATGGCAAAAAAATAGTTACGATCAGCCTAATATAAAACCTTTTTTTGAAGATAAAAAAAACCATGACATTTATGATTGGTATGTTTTTAACTCACATTGGAACTACGAAAAATATAGAATGATGTTTGACGTGCCCACAGAACGTTGTCATGTCATAAAAAATGGAGTTACTCACTTTCCCTATTTAAGAAAATACCAACAAGGCGAAACGCTTAAATTAATATTTCAACCAACGCCGTGGCGTGGTCTTAACGTGCTTTTATTAGCCATGCAGTATCTGAAAGATGAAAACATTATGCTAGATGTATATAGTAGTTGTGAAATATATGGAGATGAATTTAATAGAAAAAATAAAGACGATTGGTCAAAATTAATTGATCAAGCTAAATTGTTACCAAACGTAAATTATATTGGGTATCAACCAAACGAGGTAATTTTGGATAAATTAAGTGATTACCACATGTTTGCTTATCCAAGCATCTGGCAAGAAACATCTTGCATATCAGCATTAGAAGCTATGGCAGCAGGTTTATATTGTGTGGTAACTAATTACGGTGCTTTGTATGAAACTTGTGCTGAATTTCCAATTTATGTAAATTATACAGACGATTACACTAGATTAGCAAAGAACTTTGCTCACGCAATTAAGGTCGGTATGAATCACTTACATGAGGATTTTATCCATGACCACCTACAATTACAGCAAAATTATACTAAAAGATATTATCATTGGGATAAAAAAGCAGTGCAATGGATTACATTTTTAGAAGGTGCCTTAAATGCAAGACGCTAGTAAACCTCTTTGGGCTGATAACAAGACGGTTAGCATATATGTCGCAACACCCGTGCATAGTGAAGTTTCAATTCATTATACTCAAAGTATGCTTGAGTTTCAGAAAGCCTGTTTAGATAAGGGTATTGACGTTACTATTGAAATGATGAAGTCCTCATTAGTTACTCAAGGTAGAAACCTATGTACATCGGCATTTTTACAGAGTAATATGACACATATGTTGTTTGTTGATTCGGACATCGCCTTTTCCTCAGATAGCATATGGAGGATGCTTGAGGCTGACAAGGATGTCATTTCCATACCTTACCCTCTTAAACACATTAAGTTTGACAGATTAATTTCAAAAATATTGGCTGGTGAAGTGACTACGCCAAAACAAGCACATGTGCATTGCAATACTTATCCTTTAAGATTGGATGACAATGAAGCCATTGAGGTTCAGGACAACGGTGTAATTGAGGTCACCCACGCACCCACTGGCTGTATGTTAATAAAAAGGCAAGTATTTGATAAATTAATAAAACACTACCCAGACATGGACATACATCAAGAAAGTATAATTGACGGTAAGTTAGAGAAAAAACCTTATCTGTATAACTTTTTTGACACTTACTATGACAAAGCAAACAAAAGGTTTCTTGGTGAAGATTTTGCTTTTTGTCGTCTGTGGAGAAACATAGGAGGCAAATGTTATTGTTACATTATGGACTACATCACTCATGTGGGTGAGTTTCAATACACAGGGCGATTGTGGGATGAAATGAGACCTACGAGTATTGATAGCACTGAAGAATAAAGGTAAACTTAATATAATATATATATTAGGAGTGGTGGATGTTACCTCAAATTTTAGCTGGACTTGCAAGTTTTGCCATGGCAAAAGCTTCTGGTGCCTCTACACGAAATGCATTAATATCTGGGTTTTTAGGGGGAGCTACCTCATTCGGTATTAAACAGTTAACTTCAGCAGCAGCCACTGCTGGACAAATAGGTATCGGTAGTGCTGAAGGTGTAGCAGCCCTTGATGCCTCTACTTCTACGGGTGTAAAAGGGTTTCTTACACGACAATTTATGGAAAACCCAGAACTTGCAAAAGATGTGCTTAAATATGGTTCTGGTTTAAAAGGACAAATCTTAGCTCCTGGTTTTGTTGGTGGTTTATATGGGGTAGCCAAAATACCAAAATATAACCCGCAGTTTACTGGGATATCCGATATTGATACAGAACAAAGAGCAGAGGAATACGCCAAGGCATCTCAAGAACTTGAGGGTATAACCACACCAAGAGAATACACTGTTGCTGAATCACAGTATAAAGTGCCTTATTCAGAAATTGTCTTTGCCAAAGAAGGTGGCATTATCAATGCTTTGCCTAAATACAATAAAGGCGGTGTGTCTTATTTACCAAGTAAGACAGATCATGATGAAAAAGACATCAACAACTATGTCAGAGCTCAAGGTTATGTAGAAGATGGTTCGGGCAATGGTGATAAAGATGAAGATACCATGTTAGCACAACTTGCCGATGGTGAGTTCGTGTCTCGTGCAGATGCTGTTCTTGGAGCAGGCATCATGGCAGGTGCAAATCCTGAGGACTTTAAAGAAATGCGTAGGAAGGGAGCTGCATTTTTCTACAATCAACAAGATCAAATGAAAAGGATTTATGATTTGATTAATGCAAACTAAGTTTATTAAATTTAACAAGTTTGAAGTAGAGAATATCTGGCCACTAGCAAAAGATTTAGTCCAACTGGCATGTGATACAAATGGTGCTTTTAATGCTAATGATATAAAAGACCTTTGTAAACAAGGAGCCATGCAACTTTGGTTAGTTGTTTCAGACTCCGATACAGTTCTTGCCACGGTTGTGACTGAAATTAGACGCTACCCAAATTACAAAGTCTGTGATGCAAGAATTGTTACAGGCAAACAAATGAATTTATGGGTGCATCATGTGGATGATTTAGAAGCATGGGCTAGAAAAGAGGGTTGTATAAAAATGGAGTTATTTGCAAGACCAGGTTGGGAAAAGGTTATGAAACCAAAAGGGTATGTTAAAACACATGTACAAATAGAGAAAGAGTTATGAGTATTGATATTACAAATTTAAACATGCAACAAAAGATTAAGTTGTTCGAGCAACTTTATGAAGAAATCACGGCTCACGGAACAAACGGTGACGTGCATTTAGCACATATTAATGAGTACGAAAGAAAACTACTTATCGCAAATGGCGGTTGTGGCACAGTTAATGATGAAACTGGGTTAACACAATACTTTGGTGGCGGTGGCGGTGGTAGTAGTGGACCAGAAAGGCAAACTACAATTACCCGTGAGGCACCAGAGATTGAAGCTCGTAAACTTGCTTTGTTTGATGTCGGTGCTGAACTGGCTAGAACACCAGTAAACATACCAGCATTTCAAGTAGCAGGTCCAGCTCCGTTAGAAACACAAGCTTTTACTGCTGCAGCACAGCCAGGTGTTGGGCAACCTCTATTACAACAAGGTATAACCAGTGCTTTAAACGCACAGCAGACTGCTATGCAACCTCCAGACATAAACGCTTTTATGAACCCATACATGGACAGCGTTATTGGTGAAATACAAAGACAAGGTGAGCTACAAAGACAAGGCATTGCGGCCAATGCTGTTCAAGCAGGGGCTTTTGGCGGAGGCAGAGAGGGTGTGCAATTAGCAGAACAACAAGGTCGTGAACTGGCGACGATTGGTCAAGCCCAAGCAGCTGGATTTGGTACAGCTTTGGGTGCCGCTCAACAACAACAAGCTTTACAATTACAAGCTCAACAACAAGCTGCTGCTCAATTAGCTGCTGCCGCTGGTCAACAACAACAGATGGCACAAGCAGACATAGCACAAGCTGCTCAACTTGGTCAGGCACAAAGAGGCATTGGTCAAGCAGAACTGGAAGCACAAAGACAAACAGAACTGGCTCGAGCGTATGAGCCATTTCAAAGAGTTGAGTTTCAAAAAGGTATCATGACAGCGTTGCCAACCGCAGCAAGTCAGATAACACAAGCCGCTTCACCAAGGGCAAACCCACTTGCACAAACCGTTGGGACAGGTCTTGGTGCGTATGCAGCATTTAAAGGATTACCAGCATCGTAGGTGACTTATGGTAGATAAAGTACTACAACGTAAAATGTTTAGAAAAAAAGCACTTGAGAAATATGGTGGTGATATGTTGCCAAAATTTCAAGAAGGTGGGATGACAGGAATAGAAAGTTTGTATGGGCAACCCTATGACTCGAGACAAGCGATGTTACTTGCCGTGGCTGGACGACTATTACAAGCTGAGCAAAGACCTGGAGAGGGCATGTTTGCAGGTGTAGGTCGTGGGGTTGGTAAAGCAATTACTGAAGACTTTCCTGTAATTAAAAAATTAAGTTTAGAGGATCGTGCCACCAGATTAAAGGCATTAAAAGACTTAACAGACTCTGATGATTTTAAACTTCCAAAAAGAGTTTTTGACAAAGAAATTATGGATTTTACTTATGCACCAGCATCCGAAATAGCTAAAGCTCCTACAATGTCAGACGGCTCTTTAAGATATTTTTTAACCAGTGATACTAAAGATGTTATTGTGCGTCCAAAAAGAGACCTTAATTTTTTAGGTAAAAATATTGCTAAAGGTGAACGATTAACATTTACCCAAAAAGATTTTTATAAGGGTGTATTTAGCAATAAAGACATTGGTACAGCAGATTTTGAATTTGGTGATGTAGAACTCAGTGCAGTTGACGAAGCTAATACAGTAGATTATAAAACAAATTGGTTGCCAAAAGATAATGAGTACAAAGGTAAGATTGTTGCCGCAAGTGCTTTTGCAGATTTAGGTGAACAAGGTTTAGATAAAATTGCAGATGGTGCAACAGGATCAGGTTTAGTAAAGGCTCTTCGTAACGTTACCAGAAATGTGGTTATTGAGATGGACAATGCTATGGAGACTTTTAATGAGGAGTTTGCGGGGGATGGAAGAAGACAAAGAAAAGAATTAATAGAAGTTTTAAGGTCGGGTGATGTTAATAGAATTAGAGCTTTTCAAGCTGATGACGGTGGTTCTTTGTTTAGATTGGTGGATGATGAAACATTAAGAAATGTAGTAGAGTTTGCACGAAAGGATGATGAACTTAATGCTTTATTAGTTGATCTTGCATATTTAAAAGCTAAAACAAGGGAGCCTGGTGGTAGATTCTCCGTAACAGATATTGAATTAGCAATGAGAACAATCGGAGGCGGTACTCTTGACAGAGATAGCTCCATAAGAGTTTTAACACAAGCAATTAACAATACCTACAATGATGCCTTCAAAGGTTTTATTACTCATATAAATAGTAATCCATTATTTGAGGAACAATATGGTCAGAGTGAAAAATTTGATGTAACTAATTTAAAAGGTTTTCAACAGATGTTAGAACACCCAGTTTTAAAATACAGACTACAAGAATTTGAACCTGATATAGCAAAGTATATGAAATTTAAAGGGCAGACTTTTGAAAGCAAAGATTTTGAAGCAGACTATGATGAGGATGCATCATGAGCGATAACGAAAACAATAATGGGCTACCGCCAATACCAATAAGCAGTGGGAAAAAAGCTCCTAAATCTTATGCTGATGTAAAAAATTTTACTGATTTTAAGCTATTGATGGAAAATAAAAACATGCCATACATGGATGATTTTCAAAGATTAGGGAGAGCATTTTTTATTTATGCAAAAGGCGGTAAAAACAAAGTACCACCCAATAGTGATTTTGTTGGCATGTCTTATGACGAATTTTTAAATAAATTTGACGACACAGGGATAACTCGTGATGTAGAAATTTTTAAAGAAAAATATGCAAACGATCCAACATATAAAAATTTAAATAATGTGCAAATAGCTGACAAGATGTATGAACAATTAAATAATACCTCAAAAAGTTTTACTGGAAAAAATTATGGAAATTATACAGATTTTATAAATTTGGTTGCACCAAAACCTGAACTTCGATCAGATACAAATTTAGGTTCTCCTTTTTATAGAGATTTTAAAAAGAAAAAACTAGAGGCGGAAGGTAAAGATATTGAACCTTATTCAACGCTCGAGATTATGAATTTACTGGGTCTTAACCCAGATAACAAATCTGTAAGTTTATTGAGTGCAAAAAGTTTTGGAACCAACAAAGAAGAAGGTTTAAATTTTTTACAAAACTTTGCTCAAGAAATATATGGACAAAATGCAACGATAAGTTTTGATGAAAGATTTGATTCTATAAGTTTACTTAAACCAGACGGCACAACCACTCTGTTAGGTAAACCAGATACTGTAGACATGAGTGATTTTTCAGAATACTTAGGTGCAGCAATACCCATCATAGCAGATATTTTAGTTTCAAGTGGTGCTTTCTATGTCGGTGGATTAAATCCTGCTGGTGGTTTAACCGCACCACTAGCAAGTGGTGCTGCAAGTGGTTTGATAGTTCCACCAGCTGAAGCAGTTAGATTTGCCATTGGTTATAAATTGTTTGGTGGTAAAGATGATCCAAAAAGTTTTGCAGAAGCTTTTAAACAGAAATATGACGAAGACAAGTATAGTACCCTAGATCAAAATATCACTGGAGGCATAGATTTTCTTAGAAAAATTTCTGGAACTGCTTTAGGCCCTTTAAAAAATATATCCGTTGGTCCGTTTAAAAAAACAAAAGTCAAAGGATCAGATATCGAAGAAACTTTATTTGATTCTAAAACTTTAAACCCACTTGCCACTGAAACTGTAGATGAAGTAATTGAAGCTGTATCAAGATTACAAAGAATAATTCAAGAAAAAAATGGGTTAGGACATTTAAGATTAAATTTAGCCCAGCTAGTGGGTGACCAAAAATTATTAGGAAGAGTAGAAGATATATTAAAAAAACCAAACAAATATAAAGATTCGTATGGGCAATTAGTAGACAACATAAAAGAAACAGATAAAGCATTGTTAAACCTATTAAATGATGCTAAGAATGGTTTTACACCTGACGCACTACGATTGGATGGCTCTACAAATATTCATAAAACTCAACTTTCTGAGTTTATTGCTAAAGAGTTTGACTCAATAGGTTATAAAAATTTAAATGATTTACGATTTCAATTAGAAAATGCAGAGTCAGCTATTTTATCTAAAACAACAGAAATTGCAGATGGGGTTTTTATTCCAAAAGGCACAGAAATACAAAATTCAATTGTTCATTTAGATGAAAAAGCTTTTGGTAAAACACAAAATTTATATGGTGATTTAGCAAAACAAGGTGATTCTTTTAATGTAAACACGGATTTAATTGAAGCTATTTTAGCAAAAATTAAGAAAGCAGGTGCACCACAAGGTGATAAAGCAAAAAAACAATTTAATCCTAAATCTTTTATTGATTTGGAAAACACAGAAACAGCCTCTGATTTAATAAGAAATTTAAGAAATTTTAGGCTTTTAAGAAAAGAAGGTAATTTTCGTTTTGTTGATAAAAAATTATTAGATGAATATGAAAATGCAATATCAAAACAATTGAAAAACGATTTACTTACTCAGCCAGGTGGCTCTGGTTTTATTGCACAAAAACAAATAGCTGACGAAAGTTACAAAGCGTATAAAGAAAAATTTCCAACATTTATAAGAGGTTTGATACAAAAAAATGAAGGAAGAATGCCAGACGGCAGTAATTTATTTACAAACACTTTTAAAGTTTCCACAGATAAAGGAAATAGACAAAATGTTGATCTTTTATATGATGTGTTAAAAGATGATAAAACAGCATTGTTGAATTATCAAGAATCTATAAACTCATTTTATAAAAGTAAAGTTTTTTCTAATGTTGATGGTAAATTACAACTCAATAAAAAAGCTCATGATGATTTTATTACAAAATACAAATACAGTATAGAAAAATTTTTTGGAAAAGAGGGTAGTGAAGCAATTAGTAAAATTGGTGGTTTTAATAAAGAGATAACTGCTTTACGAAAAGAATACAATGAAGTTTTTGAAGAATTTGTAAAAATTAGTCCAAAAGCGACAGCATTTAATCCAAGACAAATTTATTCATTTTGGGAAAAAGGTGACTTAGATAGTTTTCAAAAATCTATAAATTTAATTAATAAAACTGGAAACGAAGACATGCTGAAATCACTTCAAATGATTGTGGCAGATGACATTTTTGCCACCATAAAACCTCCAAGACCTGGTGATAAATGGGGTGCTGAAAAGTTTGCTACTTTATTAGATGGCCTTGGTGATTCAAAAATGACACCCGCTGCGGGTAGTAAGGCTAGATTATTAGAGGTGCTTTATGGAGGAACACCTAAAGGTCAAGCATATTTACAGAATTTAAAAGATATGAAAATTGTTTTAAATAGAATGACTTTAAAAGCTCCACCAGAAAAAGATCTGTTTATTAGTACAACCTCCGTTAATTTTTTAAGAGCTTGGATTGCTCCACCACTAACTAGAGCAGGAAGAGTAATGACTGGTGCACTTGGTTTTGCACAAAGTGGTTTTGATAGAGGGTTGGCAGAGTTAATAGTACAACCCGACGCACTAGAACAACTTGCAAAATTAAGAAAAATTAATACTAAAAATCCAAAATTTGGTGAAATATTAAATGATGTTTTACATTTAAATGTCAAATGGACACCTGAAATAGAAAAGTTTTTTTATGACAAAGGAACTAAAATTATTAAGGGCACACTAACAAGTGGGTTTGGAACTATACCAACTGCTAAAAAAGTTTTGGAACCTAACAATTTAATCAAACAAACTGTAAAAAGTTTGGATGATGATAATTCTATACTTGATAATGTTGATAAACAAGATATTGACAATTTTAAAATTAAAAAAAATAAAGAAAACATGAAAAATAATCAGTCAAAGCTTTCATTACAACCAATTAATGTAGCACAAATGAATAACATGGCTCCCGTGGCTACAAATCAAGCTACAAATCAAGCCCCTATGGTATCGAACCAAAACAAAGGCATAGCGTCGTTGACTGAAAGTCCAATGACGGGTGCTAATCTTGCTAGAATGAGGGCTATCTTTCCAACGGGGATAGTATGAGGTATACAACAGCAGCTCTGATATTATTTACAGCATGGTTGTTGTTATATGTAACTGACAGTTTTGCAGCAGATAGCAACATTTATTACAAAGACCAACCTCCAGCGTCTGCAATATCACCATCGGTTTCCATTGGTGGCGGTAGCGATGTATGTGTGGTGGTAAGATCAGGTGCGTTAGGCACAAGTTTATTCAATGCTTCAGCGGGTATACATGTCATTGATAAGACTTGCGAACGCATTAAATTATCACGGGCCATGGCTCAACTTGGACTTCGTGTTTCTGCTACAGCTATTTTATGTCAAGATCCTCGAGTTTGGCAGGCCATGTGGGACTCTAACTCTCCATGCCCAATTGATGGTAAAATAGGAGAAGAGGCAAAAAAACTTTACATCGAAAGAGGGATGGTAAAACTAGATGAACAAGGTAATCTTGTGTCTGCTCCTGGCATTCACATCAATATCAGTAAGCCACGCCGAGTCAACGACCTCGGACAACCTACTGAATAATCCAAATTTTACGACTGATACTAGCGGTTGGACATTATCAGATAATAATGAAAATAAGGTCAAGAGAGACCCAGCGACTTATTCTGGTTCAGCATCTAAGAGTGTAAGATTTAGATATCAAGGTGGTAATATCAGTCAAGATATAGATACCTCAAGTTTACCAGAAAATCATTTAATTAAAGAAATTAACATGAATTTTGACTCTATCGGTTGTGGCAATACAGGAGGTCAATGGTGTACTGCTGGTGCAGATGACACAGTGGTATCTACGATTACACTATCAACTGAATCAACAGCAGAGGTGCTTTCAGAAACTATAGCTGTGCCTTATGAAGATGGATGGGAGAGTTATTCTTTTTCTAAAGATGTGACAGGTGACTTTAATACAGACGATACCTCATTAAACTTAACTATTACAGGTAATGACACAGGTAACAGTAGTAACTGGTGGGGTCCTATCATTGACAATTTAGATTTTACTGTAACCACAGAACAATATGTAGCTCCGATAGTAGAGCCTATAATAGAGCAAATTGTTGAGCCTGTAATAGAACAAATTATTGAGCAAGAGATAACCAACACTATCGTTGGCGGACTTGATTTAGAAATGTCTGTTACTAATGAAATAATATTAGAACAGCCAATAATTGAGATCACACCTATTAGTGTAAATATCACACCAGATATTAATTTAGATATGCCCGTAGAAATATCGGTAGATTCAATTGACATTGACGTACCAGAACAAATTGATGTTGTTATTGAAATTCCTGTTGCACCTGTAATATCAGTTGACGTGCCAGACGTGGCTAACTTAGCACCCATTGATCAAATCGACGAGATTCAAGAAATAGTCGAAATTGAAATTCCTGAAGTCGTTGAGGTCGAAGTAGATGTGGATGTTAGTGTCGATAGCGTGGTTGAGGAACCCGCTGAATTAAATAGCGAAGATACACTTGACCAAGATGTAGCCGAAGTCAGTGAAGAAAAATTAGAAAGTAGTGAGGAGGTTCAAAATGAATCAGAAGAGGAGACAACAGAGAATGAAGCAGAAGCAACTAGCGAGTTATCAAACTCAGACGAAGTTGAGGAACAAAGTGACGAAAATAAAACCGTCGCAAAAAATAAATCTAAAGACAGCAAAGTTAAAAAGAAAAATGAAACTAAAAAGTCCACCGCTAAAACTAACCAGCCTAAGCAAAAAGTTAAAAAAGTTGATGGCAAAATTGAAAAGGGCGGTCCGTCAGCACCTTTGAGTGTTGAACAATTGGTACAGATGACACTTCCAAATGCCTATTTACAAACCCTACAAGATACCCTTAAAATAGTAGAAACCGTGTCAATTACACAGGATATGATATATGAACAAAACACTTACGATCTCATCGGGATTACTTTTGAGTCTAGTTTTGGGGGCGATAGTTCCGATAGGTTCGACAGTCTATTGGGTCGCCAATTTAGCTACGAGAGTGGAACATACCGAAGAAGCCGTTAAAAACTTTGTGGCAACCGACACCTCTGCATTACAAGAAAGGTTAGTTGCAGTAGAAGAACGAGTTCAGTTTAACAATAAATCAACAGCAGAGCTGTATGAGGGACTTGAAAAACTAGACGTTGAGATGAAAGACATGGAAGATAAGTTAGCTGGTTGGATGGAAAGAGAGTTAGCTAAAGTTTATGACCTACTTAAAAACGACAATCCATTAGGTAATTGACATGACCAAGCAAGAGCGTGATTGCTTAAATAGACTTGAAGAAAAATTAGACCACATCCATGAAGATGTAGAAAAAAATGCCAAAGAAATATCTAAACTTAAAGCTGAAGTAAATCAAGGCAAAGGAGCAGTCAAGGTTCTGGTGTGGATAGGGTCAATGATAGGTGTGATTTTTGGTTTATTAAACTTGGAGGTTAAATGATAGGACTCATTGTAAACGGCTTATCAAAAGCTGTGGGTGGTTATTTTGAACACAGTGCTAAAAAATCTAAGGCTAAGTCTGATCTTAAAATAGCAGAGATAGAGGCAAAGACAGCCGTTAAAAGAAAGATTGTAGAAGGCAAAGTCGAGTGGGAGAACACCATGGCTGATGCCACCAAAGACTCTTGGAAGGATGAAGCCTGGACTATTTGTTTTATTGCTCTGATAGTTATGAGTTTCATACCTAAGTTACAACCTTATGTTGCAAATGGAATACAGTTCTTATCAACTTTTCCAGAATGGTTACAATGGTCAATTTTGGCTAGTATCGGAGCAAGTTTTGGGTTAAAATCAATCGGTAAATTTACAAAATAGGAGGAAGACATGGCAGTAGGACCAAAAGTGAAAAAAGGAATAAAACCAGCAAGTCCAGCTAAAAAAGGTAGACCAATGAAACCAACACCAGCTGGAACATTAAAAGCTAGAGGTGGTAAGATGGCCAAAGGTTATGCTAAAGGCGGAGCTAAAATGATGAAAGCCAGAGGTGGTAAGATGGCTAAAGGTTATGCCAAAGGTGGTGCTAAAATGATGAAAGCCATGGGTGGTAAGATGGCTAAAGGTTATGCCAAAGGTGGTGCTAAAATGTCAGTTGCCAGTTTAAGAGCACAAGCTAAAAAAATGGGATATAAAATAACTAAGGGTTAAATTTGTCACATTTAATATCGAACATACCTTTAGTTTTAAAGGCATGGGTTAGAAAAGAATTTACACATAATCATCGTGCTTATCACGGTGAGTTCCTACATTGTTATGTCATTGCAGTTAACTGTATCCCAGACCGTTGTTTAAGTTTTCAAGTTATCTTTACTGGCTGCGAAGATGAAGAAAATCGTTTAGAGAATCCGCATGGTGGTGCTATGTGGGCTCGCATGCCAATTACTGCGTTAGTAGAAGATGAGCCTCTTGATGAAATGCCACCACCCATACCAACTCATATTGCGCAACCTTGGGATGTTTCCTCCAGAGACCATTCCATCGTTGTCTTTGATCGAACCAGTTCAAGTCCATGGTTAGCTCGTATTGAAGGTGAATTTTACACAGCGAAGTACTATTTCACTGTAGATTACACCAACAGTGAAATAGCTGATGATCCAGCACAACACAAACAATCACATGTTTTAGCGTTAACTGAAGGACCGTGGAAAGGTTGTTTTGTAGCGTTACCTAATAATCGTGTGCGCGTAACTTCACCTGCTATGTGGGTGACCGGTAATGGTCCACCTGACTTTATTCCGTCTCAATGGACACATAAAGCGGAGGCACATGACAGTTACATGGATTGGGAATACACTTTTAATAATTTATATGCACCGGAGAAAAAAAAGTAAGTGGATATAGATACTTTGTTAACCGTTAAAATGGTTTTAGAAAAAAGAATAGCTGATTTAAAAGAACACATTGTATACAGTGTAGACAATCAAGAATCTTTGGCGTATGCTAAAGGAAAGCTCAACGGCATGGAGCTGTTGCTACAGGATTTAAAAGACCTGCAAAAAGGAGTAGAGTAAAAAATGACTAGCATCATCAAACCTAAATATATAGTAGATGAAACTATATTGCCTGAAAAAAAAGAAGACGCCCCTAAACCAACACAAGATTATTTGAAACACATGGATCAATTACCTGATCCAGTCGGTTACCGTATTTTACTTAAAATGTGGAAAATGTCTGAAACAACTAAAGGTGGTATTGCCTTATCAGAACAAACTTTAGAAACTTCTGAGATGACATCAGTAGTAGGCTATGTCGTTAAAATGGGCGACATGTGTTACAAAGATACAGAAAAATTTTCAACCCCTTGGTGTAAAGAAGGTCAGTTTGTAGTAATAGGTAGGTATGCTGGCGCTAGATTTAAAACCAAGTTTGGAGAACATAGAATCATTAACGATGATGAAATTATTGGGACTATTGAAAAACCCGAGGACATCCTCGCACTATTTTAGGAGTAAAATATGTCAGAAGCACAAGTACAAGATGTTGAATTAGATACTGATGATGTTGAAGAAAGTTCCGTTGATGTAGAGCAACCCTCTACAACTGAAGGATCTACTGCAACCCCTGAAGTTGATTTAGGATACACCGATCCAGTTAATAACGATAAAGCTGAAATTGTTGAGGAAGAAAAAACTAAAGACAATTTACAGGACGTATCAGAAAAAACACAAAAAAGAATTGATAAACTAACTCGTAAGATGAGAGAAGCAGAAAGAAGAGAAAAAGCTGCTCTTGATTATGCCAAAGGTTTGCAAGACAAGTATTCGAATATTGAGAAAAGTCAAGTTACTAGTGACGAAACCTTTTTAAAAGAGTTTGATGCCAGAGTAGATGCTCAAAGAGAACAAGCAAAAGTTAAATTGCAAGAGGCAGTTGATACTCAAGACAGCGCAAAAATGGTTGAAGCTCAAGACGAGTTGACCCGTTTAGCTGTAGAAAAAGAAAAAGGTAAAATTAAATTACAAGAAACTGAACAAAGAAAAACTCAATTAGAGCAGCAAGCTGAAGAACCAGCGCCTGTTCAACCAAGCGCAAAAGCTAAAGCTTGGGCAGAAGATAACACTTGGTTTGGTACAGATGAAGTAATGACTGATGCTGCTTTTAGTCTTCATAAAAATTTAATTGAAAGAGAGGGCTTTACAGTAGACTCTGATGAGTATTACAATGAGATAGATAAACGAATGAAGGATTATTTTCCTAATAAGTTTGTTGAAGATAAAAAACCCGTACAAACTGTTGCCTCGGCGGGGCGTAAACAGCAAGGACGCAGAACCGTGAAACTCACCCGTTCACAAGTAGCGATAGCTAAAAAATTAGGGGTGCCACTAGAAGAATACGCGAAATTCGTGAAGGAGTAGACGATGACTAAAAGTACAGTAAAGAAAACCTCACGCGCGAGCCAAGAGAAAAAGGATGTTCGTAATAGACCTTGGACGCCACCATCAAGTCTAGATGCACCACCTGCACCGCAAGGTTATTGTCATAGGTGGATTAGGGTAGAGAGTGTGGGTTTTATGGATTCAGGTAATGTTTCTAAAAAACTCAGAGAAGGTTGGGAATTTGTTAGAGCTGAAGAAGTTCAAAACGAAATAGGTGACCATGACTATCCAGTAATCCATGAAGGCAAACATCAGGGGTTAATCGGGGTTGGAGGCCTTGTGTTGGCAAGGATACCTGAAGAAATAGTCGAGCAACGCAAGAAGTATTTTCAAGATATTACTTCTGACCAAGTAAAAGCAGTTGATCAAGACATTCTAAAGGAGCAACGACCAGAGATGCCTGTCAATATTGATAGACAGTCTCGTGTAACTTTTGGTGGTAACAGAAAGTCTTAATTTTTTAACTTTTGTAACCACATTTGTTTAACTATTTTTATGGAGTTTAATTATGGCAAACCAAGATTCTGCATTTGGTATGCGTCCGATAGGCAGAGTAGGTGGAACACCCTACACTGGAGGACAAACTCGTTATAGAATAGCTGCGAATTATGGAACATCAATTTTTAAAGGTGACATGGTAGCCCAAGTCACTGGCGGAACAGTTGAGGTACATGCCGATGGTGGCACAGTTCCTATCGTGGGTGTTTTTAACGGATGTCGTTTTACGGACCCAACCAGTGGAAAAGAAACTTTTTCCAATCATTACCCTGCGAGCACAAATGCTTCTGATATTGAAGCGTTTATAATTGACGACCCAATGGTTATATTTGAAATTCAAGCAGATGCTGCTTTTCCTATAGCTGACTTATTCGGTAACTTTGATATCGTATACACATCAGCTGGAAGCACAACAACCGGTATATCTGGTGCTGAATTAGATGTAACTACTGGAGCAACTACTGCTGCATTACCTCTCAAGGCTATTGATATTTCAAGAGACCCTGATAACAGTGATGTCGGCAATGATGCAACCAATGTGCGCGTAATTATTCAAAACCACATATTCGGCCAAAAAGGCGCCGGTCTAGCTTAGGAGGTTAACTATGGCTATTTCAAGATCCCAACTAGTCAAAGAGTTAGAGCCTGGGCTTAACGCTCTTTTTGGACTAGAGTATAACCGATACGAAAACGAACACGCTGAAATTTTTGATTCAGAGAGCTCTGACAGAGCGTTTGAAGAAGAAGTTATCTTGTCTGGTTTCGGCTCGGCACCGGTAAAATCTGAAGGTGAAGGTGTAGCATTTGACACCGCGCAAGAAGGTTTTACAGCAAGGTACACACATGAAACTATCGCAATGGCTTTCGCTATTACAGAGGAAGCAATTGAAGATAATTTATACGACAGATTAGCAGGTCGTTACACAAGAGCACTGGCTCGTTCAATGGCTAACACTAAACAAGTGAAAGCTGCTAACGTGCTTAACAACGCTTTTAACTCAAGTTTCACAGGTGGTGACGGAGTTGAACTATGTTCAGCTGTGCACCCTCTAACAAACGGAGGTACATTTGCTAATGAGTTGTCAACAGCTTCTGACCTTTCTGAAACATCGTTAGAGCAGTCAATGATTGACATTGCTGCATTTGTTGATGAAAGAGGTTTAAAAGTTGCATTACAAGGTGTTAAGTTAATCATTCCTAAAGAACTTCAGTTCACAGCGGAAAGAATATTAAAAACACCTCAACGTGTCGGTACATCCGATAATGATATTAACGCTATGGCTTCAATGGGTATGATCCCACAAGGCTACAGAGTTAACCATTATTTAACTGACACAGATGCTTTCTTCATCATGACTGATGCACCTAATGGACTAAAACAGTTTGTTAGAGCACCAATCAAAACTGCTATGGAAGGTGACTTCGATACCGGTAACGTGAGGTTCAAAGCGAGAGAAAGATATTCATTTGGATTCTCGGATCCAAGAGGAATATTTGGTTCACCTGGAGCTGCGTAAGTAGTTCTTTGGAGGAAAGATTAAGGGGACTTACGAGTCCCCTTTTTTTTAGGTATAATAAATTTACTATACAAACAACTTGAATACAGACGCGTATAGTCGACGACCTAAAGACTGTATTCTTTATTTAGGAGATAATTATGGCTAATTCAACATTTTCAGGTCCAGTCAGATCAGAAGGCGGCTTTACAGTCGTTAGTAAGAATGCAACCACTGGAGCTTTCACAACACAATCAAGCATAGATTCTAGCGGTATCGCATCTTTTGATGCCAACACCATGCCTGTAGAAGCTGGCACTGGTATTACTACAGGTTCTGGAACAATTTACAGAAGTTCTGTGATACAAAGTGGTGGTATTATTACTACACAAATTTTAATTGATTTAACAGGTTTGAGATCAACAGGTTCAGGTGACATCATAGGTGTAAATGGTACATCTTTAGTTTGTCATATTGGTCAAATTACAGCTGCAAGAAATGGCACTATCTTAACAGGTAGTATGGAGTGCTTTGAAGCACCTGCTGGTGGTGACCCAGACATTAACGTGCATTCTGCTACAGAGGGCACAGGGGTTGAAGACGGAGCAATCGGTGACTTAACAGAAACATTACTTGTTAACGCTGGTGATGCGACATTAGGTAGTAAAGTATACTTTACAGCCGTGCCTGCCGCTGATGAGTTCTTATATTTAACAACTGGTGATGCTACAGATGCAGATTACACAGCTGGTAAATTACTTATTGAATTAAAAGGCTACGACGCTTAATATAACTAAGGGAAGCGAAGAACATTTTTTTTAGAATGATAGAAAGTACCTTCGCTTCCTTGTTTCTTGATTAAGGAGGGAAACTATGGCAGACACAGTAACAGGACCTACAATCTTACAAGAGAATGATAAGAGAGTAGTAATCAAAATAGTAAACGAATCAGATGGCACGGGCGGTACAACAGTCTTTGCCGATGTCTCTGCGTTAGCAGATAATAAAAATGGACAATCCGTTACAACAGTAAGCCCACAAAGAATTTGGTGGTCTTGTGCTAATGGCGACGGTGGTGACTCATTTGCAAGATTAGATTTTGAAGATTCAGATGGTGACATACCAATTGTTACATTGGTGGACTCAGGCTATTGGGACTTTAGAGAGTTTGGTGGTATACCCGCTAACACTTCATCTAATTCTAATCAAAGTGATGTTAACTTTGTTGTTCCAGGTGCAGCTGATTCTGGTAATACTTATACAGTGATCGCAGAGTTTACAAAAAACTACGATTAATTATGGATGTTACAGTTGAACAATATACAAATGATTTAGTGGGTTTTGCTAAGGGTGGTATGCCTGCCCGAAACAAAAGAAACTATAGACCTACTAAATCCGGTGCTGGTATGACACAAGCAGGTGTTAAGGCTTATCGTCGTATGAATCCCGGAAGTAAATTAAAAACTGCTGTAACAGGAAAAGTCAAACCAGGCAGTAAATCTGCAAAACGTAGAAAATCATTTTGTGCGAGAAGTGCTGGTCAAGCAAAGATGCACAATATAAACTGTCGAAAAACACCAAACAAACGCATATGTCAAGCGAGGAGAAGATGGAAATGTTAACTAATATGTACAAAAAAGTAGATAGTGTATGGTCTAAGTATAAAGATACTTGGACTTGTGAAAGCTGTAAGATAAGAGACGCTATTATTATCGTCTTAGCAGTTCTAATTATCATTCTATAAAAGAGGTATATATGAAAAAAAATGCAAAAACAAAAGTAAAAAAAGTTATTAAAGGTTTAACAAAAGCCAGTAGAACTCATGCAAAACAAGCAAAAACATTAAAAGGAGTTCTTAAATCAAAAAGATAAATGAGACTATCAGACAATTTCACTTTAGCAGAACTTACTAAATCACAAACAGCAGAGCGATGTGGTATAGATAACAGTCCCGACAAGGAACACATCGTAAATCTTCAAACCTTATGTGAAAATGTTCTTCAACCTATTAGAAATTATTTTAAAAAACCTGTTGTCATTACATCAGGATACCGTTCACCAGAGTTAAGTCAAAAAATTGGCTCATCATCTAGGTCACAGCATTGCAAAGGTCAAGCAGCCGATTTAGAGATTCCTGGCATATCTAATAAAGACTTAGCCGATTGGATTAGTAAAAATGTTGGTTATGATCAGGTAATTTTAGAATTTCATGATCCAATAGATCCTAATTCCGGTTGGGTACATGTATCTTTTGTTAGTGAGTACGCTAATAGGGAAAACTATTTAGTAGCTGAAAAAGACGAAAATGGAAAAACGAGGTATAGTAAATGTCAATAACAAGAGCACAGATGAGCAAACAGATATCTAAACCACCAATGAAAAAGAAGAAAAAGAAAAAAAAGAAGAAACAAGTAAGGTCTAGATAGAGTTTATAAAAACTGTTAATATTTAAAGGTATGTAACAAGGAGGTGTATATGCCAAAATTATGTCCAAGAGGTAAAGCTGCGGCAAAACGTAAATTTGATGTTTATCCATCAGCTTATGCTAATGCGTATGCTAGTAAGGTTTGCGCAGGTAAAATCAAAGGTCCGGGAGGCAAGAAACGTAAAGACTTTAGAGGTCCAAAACCAGCTAAAGAGGGCACGTTTGTTGAATCAGGTGATACATCAGGATCTATCATACAAATGGATGTTGACGGCGTGTCCATGACTAACCCATCAGCTGCTGCTTATTACAAAGATTTAATGTAGTGGCTA